TGTTGATTTATACGGAAATGCAGGAGTAAATTCTTTTGGTACAGGTTTAGAAATTGTTAGTATTGGAACATCATTGACAGGCGATACTTGTTTAATGGAGTTTAACGCTCCCGACATGAAGCAAATAGACTTTATCACATCTATTCAAAAGATGTTCAACCTTGCGTTCGTTCCAGACAGAACACTTCCAAACACATTACGCATTGAACCACTTGTTGAATATATTGGTAGTGGTAACACTCTTGATTGGACGCAGAAACTCGACCTATCAAAAGACATTACATACTATCCAACGACAGACCTTCAAAAGTCGAAGTTCACATTTACATACACCGAAGATTCAGACTACTACAACAATGTCTACAAAGACAACGGACACATTTACGGAAGCTACGAAGTAACGGAGAACGACTTCGAAGTAATCAACGAGTTCGCAACTGGCGAAGAAAAGGTTCAGTTAGCTTTTGCTCCAACACCTTCAAAGAATGTTGAGAACACCGATGTCGTTGTTCCTCGTTTTATCAATGGAGAAGGACAATTCGTGCAGCCAAAGCCACGCATACTTTACTACTTCGCTGACTTCTTTGTGAATATGTTTGATGAAGTAAGTGGTGATGTAATTCAAACGGCAGTCAAGTGTTTGAACAACTATTCAACGATGAACGCAAGCGTCGGAGATAGCGACTTAAACTTCGCTCCCGAAGTACCGCTTCACACGATTATAGCACCGCCATACGACAACCTTTACAACCGTTGGTGGCGCAACTACTACCGAGAACTTTACGACGGACAAGCACGCATCTTAGAGGGAATGTTCGCACTTACTTTAAACGACATTTTTACTTTTCAATGGAGCGACAAGATATGGATTGTCGATTCTTGGTGGAGAGTGTTAGACATTGAAGGTTATGTGGTAGGTAATCAAGACATGACGAAGGTCAAGTTAATTCGTTTACTCGACATAGACAACGACTGCGACATTGTACCTGTAACCGCCAACCTTGACCAGACAATAAATTGGGAAACACCGAATGGAGATCCTGCAACGGTGACTGAAGATTGTTGTCGTCGCTTTGGTTACTATTGGAACTCTGCAAAGAACAATTGTTTCTCTGTTCCAAACATAGGCACGCGTTCATTCATAACGCAAGAAGCACCAACTTTAGCACCGACGCGATTTGGCGCACCGGTCAACTTCAGCGCATCAATTACACAACCAGTTAAGACGATAACAACGGACTATGTCATAACGAATTTTGACCGTGTGTTATTTGCCGACACAACAAGTAATAACATCACAATTTATTTGCCTTCAGCAACAACAACAGCAGGTCGTGAATTTGTAATACAAAGAGTTGTCGCACCGAATGTTTTAACGGTGCAGGCATACACAGGTGAAACGATTGATAATAGCGGAAGCGTAACAATAAGCGGAGCAGGAAGCACAATAACAATAATAAGTAATGGAAGCAACTTCAAAGGAACATCTTCAAAATAAAGCAAACGCAATAATCCCTTGTTTAGAGTTCATTAAGTTGAACATAAAAAGCAATAGCAAGGAAGGACGCATTGCAAACGGCAAACGCAAGCTAAAAATGTGGAAGCATTACGCGTGGAAAACAACTTACATTTCCGCAAACGTAGCTATTTGGATATTTATTTTATATAAACTACTCTCATAATGGCGAATACAATAGATTTTAACGTAAGCACAAACGCGGTAACTGTTCTCAATCAAACGGGAGCAGCAGCGGAAAATACAGCCAAAGGATTTAAGAGTGCAAAAGCGGAACTTCGCGCACTCCAGAATCAGTTGCTCGAAATGGATCAAACGAGCGAGGAGTTCAAGAAAGCATCTAAACGAGCTGCCGAATTAAAGGACACTATTTCCGACTTATCAGCAGAGATTAACGCTAACGCAGGTAACGCATTTGAAGGTCTTTCGAATAACATCGGATTGTTTGGTTCACGTTTGATGTCGCTTGACTTAAAAGGAGCAGGGCAAGCATTGAAAGGAATGGGTACGGCAGTTAGCAAAATTGATTTTAAAACCGTTAAAGAAGAAGTAGGTGGTTTGATTCAAGGCTTTGCAGACCTTGCTAAGTCTATTTTAGCCAATCCGATTTTGTTGCTTGCTGGTGTTATTGCGTTAGTAGTGATGAATATGGATAAGTTGCGAAAGATGATGCCTGGACTCGACGCTGCAATGGGTGGGTTGACGGAGCAAATGAAGGCAGCTGCAAAGGCAAACGAAGCGTCGTTAAAGTCAAGACAGTTAGAATACGACCTTGTTATGGCTTCTTCCGCTTTGATGAAAGAGCAGGGAATGACAGACAAAGAAATACTACTTGCTCAAAAAGAAAAGGCAAAAGTATTATTGGAGCAAAAGAAAATTACTGACGCTCAAAACATTGCCAACGCAAAAGCAGATTTACAACGCAACGAGAATCTTAAAATGGTTCTTAAAGGTATTCAAGAGGTTGGACTTGCTGTTCCTAAATTGATGTCGTTTGTTTTCGATGCTGTATTTGCTAAAGCAAAAGATTTGTTAAGTTATGTTGGTATTACAATAGACACTTCGTTTAGCGCATACGACACAATAGCAGGAGCGCAAATGGTTGTACTCGATGCAATCTTTGGAAACACGCAAGAGCAGTTAATGGCTATTACGGAAATGGAACAACAAGCTGAGCTTTCTCAAAGACAACTTGCAAATACAATAGCTCAAACAGGTTTAGATGTTAAAAAAATAGAAGAAGACAATGCAGTAAGAGCACAAACAACATTTGACAAAATAGAGTCTTTAGGTCTTAAAAAAATTGCAACTAATGAAGTTGTGGTAAATAAAATAATTTCACAAGAAGAAAAACTTTCAAAGGCAATAATTGACTCGCAAAATAAAGTTGATAAACACCAACGTGAATTATCAGCAAAGCGTCTTAAAATGGCTTCCGATGCGTTTGGAGCGTTAGGAGCGTTAACAATGGCTTTTGATGCAAAGAGTGAAGCAGCTGCAAAAAATCAATTTAGAATAAATAAAGCGTTCTCATTATCACAAGCAATTATAAACACATATCAAGCGGTAAACGCAGCATTGACGGCAGGTGGTAATCCTGCAAAACTTGCAACGGGAGCGCAATTTGTTGAAGCTGGTATTGCATTAACGGCAGGTCTTGCAAGTGTTGTTAAAATTCAACAAACAAAATTTGGTGGTGCAGGTGGTGCAGGTTCTTCAAACATTCCAAGTAGCAATGGTGGTGGTGGTGGAACAATGGCTCCTTCACCTGCTAACTACGACTTTATCAGTCAGCAACCCAACCAACAACCACCGCTTCAGGCATACATCGTAGGTAGTCAAGTGTCGAGCAACTTAGAAGCACAACAGTTAATTCAAAACCAATCTCGCTTAGGCGGTTAAAAAAAACAATATGAAAAAAATTAAAGTTATTGAATACGGAATAGACGACGCAGGACTACTCGGAGTGTTCGCAATTAGCGTTGTTGAACAACCTGCAATTGGTGTTGACTTCGTTGCACTATCAGAACAACACAGCGTGAAATTCAAAGAAGATTTCAGAGGGCTTCTTTACGGAGCGTTATTGATTCCAGACCAACTGATTTACAGACGCGACGACAAGACCGAAGAAGAATACTATGTGAAGTATTCAAAGGACACTATTCGCGCTATCGCTTACAACTACTTAAAGCAAAATATGACAAACAACGCAACAGTTGAACACGCGAAAGTTGTTGAAGGAGTTAGTCTTGTTGAAACATGGATCATCGAGGGCGAGAACGACAAGTCTAAGAACTTCGGCTTTGACCTTCCAGAGGGTACTTGGTTTGGTTGCATGAAAGTAGAAAACGAAGAAGTAAAACAACAGATTCAAAACAAAGAAGTGTTGGGTTTCTCAATCGAAGGAAACTTCCTTGCCGAGAAAGAAATGTATTTGAGCGAACAAATTCCTTCTTTACTTGAAGAATTAGAATTGATTCTAAAAGGTGAATAATGAATATCGAAGCAGGTGGCTTTTTAAAGTTGGAATTGTTCAACGACGACGCTACTCTGTTTTTGAACGCACTCACAAAGATTACCAACGACGGTGGTAAAATGGGATTCAAAAGTTACGGACTAACGGATGACGAAATAAAGACGCTAAACGCAATACTCGATTCTTTAGGATAAAAAAAACGGAGGGTAACTACTCCCTCCGTCAAACCTAAAATCAAAATGTAATCAATGAAAAGTTCAATTACGAAACAAATGTACACACTTTTCTATTTAGGAACTAAACATTTAATAAACACTTATATGAACTTAAGAGAAAAAGTAAACGCTCTTTTCGCTAAACACAATGTAAGCCTATCTGCTGAAGAAGTAGTTGAGGTGAAGCAAATGGTTGAAGCGATTCTTGCGGACGGAACGAGTATCTACTCGGACAGCGACACATGGGCGCCTGGTGTTCGTGTATTATCAAAAGACGCAGAAGGCAACGAGGTTGTTGTAGCGGACGGAGAGTACACAACAGCAGAAGGAGTTATTGTAGTTGTTGCTGACGGACTACTTGTTGAATTGAAGCCAATGGTTGAAGAACCAGAGGTTGAAGTTGAAGTAGAAGCTGAAAAGCAATCTACTGACGAATCACTAAGCAAAGAGGTTGAAGGACTTCTTTCGTTGGTTGCTAAGTTGGAAAGCGAACTTGCTGAGGTTAAAAAGACCAACGCTAATCTTTCAAGCGAAGTGACAAAATTAAGCGCACAGCCTGCCGCTACTTCTATCAAAGAAGTAAAGCAAGCAAAAGTAAACACTCCCTCTAAGCCATACCACAAAATGAGCGCAGAAGAACGTTTCTTATTCAATCTTAAAAAATAAAAAAAACAAACAATAAAAAATGGCTACTACCACTTCATTAACCACAACCTTCGCAGGTCGTGAAGCTGCAGGATATATTCGCGCAGCATTCTTGAGTAACGAGTCTTTGGCTGCGGTTACCTTCAAAGAAAACATCGAGTACAAACAAGTTGTTCGCAAATTAGTTGATTCTATCACTTTTGCAAATGCTACTTGTGACTTCACTCCAACAGGAACAGTAACACTTACAGAGCGTATTTTGACTTTGGAGAAATTCCAAGTTCACAGACAACTTTGTAAGAAAGACTTTTTAGCAGATTGGGAAGCTAAGTCTGAGCAAGACGGTTTCTTACACGCTTCATTGACTGACGCTTTAATTGCTAACGTATTGGCGGGTGTTGCAGCTCGCAACGAGGTATTGATATGGCAGGGTGTTAACGCTAACGCTGGCGAGTACGCAGGTTTCGAAACCTTGTTCTTAGCTGACGCTGCTGTTCTTGACGTATCTTCTCCTGAAGCTATCACTTCTGCTAACGTTATCGAGGAAATGGGACGTTTAGTTCTAACACTTCCAACACGCGTTCGTCGTGCAACTGAGAAGCCTGTTATCGCAGTTTCTTCAAACGTTGCTGAGGCATACAGAAGCGCAATTCTTGGTCTTGGTGGTGGTTACTACTTGTATCAAGGAGAATCAGTTGTAATGAACTGGCAAGGTCAATACGACGTTATCGAGTGTCCGGGAATGTCTGACGACACAATGGCTTTCTATCAGAAGTCTAACCTTTGGTTTGGTACTAACTTACTTGACCAATGGAACAACGTAGCGGTTTTAGATATGTACCAATACGACCTTTCTGACAACGTACGTTTCGCAGCTTCTTTCTTCGCAGGTGTTCAGTACGGATTCGGTGACGAAATCGCGTTCTACCAATACACAGCATAATCAGACCATTCTAACCCTTGCATAAACAGAGGTAGCGGCTTAAACACCGCTCCTCTTTTGTGCTAATAAAAAACATACAAATATGGCATGTGAATTAAACATAGGATTTGCATTAGACTGTAAAGACGGCATTGGTGGTATTAAAAAGATTGTTTTAATCGACCATTCAAATGTTGATTCGTTTACGTTTGATGCAGACGAAGTCGTTACTGTGATTACCGCAGAGGACGAAGATGCAATTTATACCTACGAACTACCTACGCAAACAGGATCGTTTGAAGAAACAATCAACTTCAATCGTGATGCAGGTACAATTTTCTACACGCAAACGGTTAATGTAATGTTAAACAAATTAAGCGCAGCAAAGCGTCTTGAATTGCAAAATGTTGCTACTTCACGCGTGATTGTATTTGTAAACGATACAAATGACAATTGGTGGGCTGTTGGGTATGAGTACGGAGCAGACCTTTCTACTGCAACAGCAGGAACAGGAACGGTTTTGGGTGACATGAACGGCTTTACACTTGCCTTTACGCACGAAGCTGCAAAGAGAGCGTATAAGTTGATTAACTCTCCTTTAGTAATCATTGGATCATAAGAAAAACTTTTACACATAGAGGGGCAAAGCGTCCCTCTGTGATGTAATTTCAACAAATAAATAAAAGGATAGAATGGTTTATCTGAATACAAATACTGCGAATCAATATGCGTGGCTTTCACTTGATGAAGGACGTGCCTATTTCAACGTTGCATTCACTTACTATCTTTTAATCTTAACCTACGAAATGACAGGCGAACAACTCGCACAAGTCGTGGAAGTAGTAAACGAAAACGAACGCGTTACAAAGATTCGTTTAACAACAGTTGGTCTTGTTGACGCTGGTAAATACAAGTACGATGTGTACGGACAAAACAGCGATGACAATTTAGATCCAACAGATGCTTCCGTTGTTGGACTCGTTGAACGTGGTTCAATGATTTTACAAGACGGAACAATTTACTTTGACGTTTCAACACCGACAATCCCTGTCGATGTAATATATACCGGTGCATAACATGGAAAACAATATACAAGCAATTAACTTATCGGCTTACGAACCAGTTGAAGCAATTGAAAAAGAGAATCGTGCAGGTTGGATTGACTATGGTTTTAACAACTTATTTCCACAGCACCTAATAACGCTTTATTATAATAGTCCTATTCATAACGCATTGACGAACTCAATTGCTTACATGATAGAAGGACAAGGAACGGGAACTATTCTCGACAACGCACTTCAAGGTATCGCGTTTGACTTAAAACTTCAAGGTTCATTTTGTGCTGAAGTTATTTGGTCGTTGGACTTCACTCGGATTGTGCAAATCAACCACTTGCCATTCGAAAATTGCAGACTTGCATACGACAAAGACGAGGACGATATCACAGGAATTTTCTATTCAAAAGATTGGGCAAATACAAGAAGTAAAAAAGGAAAGCCCGAATTTATCCCTGCGTTCAATCCTTTAATAGCTCAAGAACAACCAAGACAAGTTATTTATGCTCACGGAATGATGGCAGGTTCTTCGTACTACGCAAAGCCTGACTACTTCGGTGCGTTGAATTACGTTGAGTTGTCCTATCAAATGGGAATGTACCACGTCAACAACATTTTGAATGGTCTATTCCCTTCATTCATTATAAACTTCTTGAACGGTATTCCGCAGAAAGAAGAACGCGAAGCAATTCGTCGTGAGTGGGAAACAAGATTGAGCGGAGCAAGTAACGCTGGTAAGTTTTTAATGACCTTCAACGAAGATCCTACACGCGCTCCACAAATAGAATCGTTTCCACTTAGTGACGCAGACAAGCAATATCAGTTTTTATCTGAGGAAACAGCGAAGCAAATCATGGTTGGACACCGCGTTGTGTCACCATTGATTCACGGAATCAGAGAATCAAACGGCTTCGGAAGTAACAAAGACGAAATGGTTGTTGGCTTAGAGATATTCAACAACCAAGTTATCAAGCCATATCAAAGAATCATTGAAAGAGTTTTTACTCCAATTTTAGGAGAGATAAACATTGAAATGAACTCGCCATTCAACGACGAAGTTGTCGTTGTTGAACCAACGGTGCAAACTGCTGAATTAAAAAAAAAAGTAGTTGCTGCTGAGAATGTTCAAATAACCAAAGAACAAGGTGAAGCATGGCTTAATCACTTACGCGAAAAGGCTGAATATATCAATGAAGAAGAATGGGAGTTAATTTCTGACGAAGAAGTAACTAATCCAGAAGCCGAAGAAAATTACCGCATGGAGTTTATGAGCGTTCGCGGTTACGACAACCCCGACGAAAGAAGTGCTGAATTTGACACAGGTCTTTACAAAGTACGTTACTACTATTCAAAGAATTTTACATATAGAGATGGGGAAATTGTAACCCGTGACTTTTGTCAAGAAATGGTTGCATTATCAAAGTCAGGAGCTTTGTTCCGTTACGAAGATATTATTGAAATGGGTGATGCAGGAGTAAACGGAGAGTTTGCACCAAGTGGTAGTTCAAGTTATAGTATTTGGGAATGGAAAGGCGGTGTCTACTGTCGCCACGCTTTCTTCAGAAAGATATTTTTCCGTAAAAGAGAAGGTGGACGTTTCTTGCCTAACGACGGATTGAAAAACGATAAAGTTGTAACAGGTGCAATTCCAAACGAACTATTTCCAAAAGGAGTAGAATCAATAAGACCAAACGACACACCAAACAGAGGTTCACTAAAAAACGCATAAAACATGGCACTACAACCCGAAGTTCTTTTAATAGACGAAAACTACATCAAGAAATACAGTTGGATTAACGGCTCGGTTGATCCGTTGCTTCTTTATCCTGCTATCTATTTAGCGCAGGACAAGTACGCACAACTATATCTTGGTACTGACCTTTACAACCGCATCAAAGAAGATGTTGTGAACGACGATATTACAGGCGCATACGCGACGCTTCTTGACAATTACTTACGTCGAATGATAATGTGGTGGACTATGTACGAAGTCTTACCGCATTTGTACGTTAAAACAGACAACGGAAGTCTTGTTATTCGTGTAAGCGAAGACACTCAACCTATCTCGCAAACCGACTTGCAGAACTACCGCGACCAAGCGCGTTCACAAGCTATGTTTTACACGCAAAGAATGGTTGACTTTTTGTGTCAGAACTCAAGTGACTTTCCAGAGTACACAACGAACACAACAAATCAAATTTGGTCGCAGACAAATGTTTATCCGTCGAACGCTTTTGAGATTAGTTCAGGACGCGACCGCAGTCCATACGAATATAGAAGACCAGGTTTAGGTTGGATGAGATAACGAATAAAAAAACACATGGCTAAAGCAGGGAGAAAAAAAGACATGGTTAAGCAGAAGGTATACGAAGACAAGTTTCGTCGCTACCTTTTAAACAAAGAAAAACAAATAAAGAAATTAGTCAATGCAAGTTAACGCAGAAGGTTATTCACTTATAAAGAAATTCGAAGGTTGTAAATTAAAAGCATATCGTTGCCCTGCAAATGTGCTGACAATTGGTTACGGAAATACATTCTACGAAAACGGAGATAAGGTTAAGGAAGGCGATGTAATAACGCAGCAACGCGCTGAGGAGTTAGCGAAGTTTATCATTGACCAATTCGCAGTAACCATTGCACCGTTCATTTTGAAACCATTAAATGACAATCAATTTAGTGCGTGTGTTTCACTTGCTTACAATATTGGAACGGGTAACTTTAAAAAGTCTTCAGTATTCAAGAAATTAAACATCAATCCACTTGATGCAACCATTGCCGATTCATTCCGTTTATGGAATAAGGGCGGTGGTAAAGTTTTAAAAGGATTGGTTAATCGTCGTGAAGCTGAGATACAACTATACTTCAAGTAATGAACACCGAAACCGAGATTCAATTGATACACGAACAACTGCAGGAAATGGACAAGAAGATTGACCGCATTTATAATGTGTTAATCGGTGACGATCAAATGAAAATTGAAGGTCTTGTAAGTAAGGTTCAGAAGCACGACAAGTACATTCAGAATCAACGATTGCAGGTGGCTCGTTTAGGTGGTATTGCAACTGCTGCTGGTGTCGTTGGTGGCTTAATTGTTCAACTTGTTTTAAAAGCATTATGAGGGAATGGTTAAAAAGTTTGTTAACATCGTGTTCAAAAGTTAGTTCCAAGCGAGTTATTGCTATATTTGTCGTAATTAACCTAATCGTTTTCAGTTATGTTGCTACTTTCACACACTATGTTTGTCCCATTGCGATGTTTGACACACTCGCATTGTTGACCGGTGGAATGTTTGGCGGTACTGTGATTGAAAAGTTTACTAAATCAAAAGCAAATGGCGGGAGCAGTCAAGACAATAGCGAGAACAACAGCTGAACAAATTTGTTCACGCTTTCCTGAAACACCTTCGCTTACTTTGGCGAAGAAATTGTTTGCTGAATATCCAGAAGTCTACAATTCAATAGACCACGCAAGAACAAACGTGCGAATGATTCGCGGTAAGAGTGGTGCGAAAAATAAAAAAGAATTAGCGGATAAATCTTTAGTCGATACAAAGCCAAGACCACTTAATCCATTTGCACTTCCGAAGTCATATGCTAAAAAACGCAGACACGTCGAAGTGAGTGGAACGAAGTTCTTAATCCTTTGCGACTTACACTTTCCATATCAAGACAACGAAGCAATTGAGTGCGCCATTAACGAGGGGTTAAAGCAAGGGTGTGATTCAATCATTCTGAACGGTGACGCTCTGGATTGTCACATGATTTCAGACTTCGTCAAGGATCCACGCAAAAGAAAATTCAAAGACGAACTTTATTCTATTCGTCAATTCCTTGCATCATTAAGACACACCTTTCCAAACGCGAATATCTATTACAAAGAAGGTAACCACGAAGAACGCTACTGGCGTTACATGAGAATCAAAGCGCCTGAGTTATTCGACATCGACGCGTTCGACTTTCCTTCATTAACCCATTGCGACAAGCACGATGTTAAATGGATTGACGGCAAGAGCAAATTGAATATCGGTAAACTTTCAATCTTTCACGGTCACGAATTTGGAAAGCAATTTCTTCCGTCGGTGAATGTTGCGCGTGGATTGTTTATGAAGACTAAGGTGTCCGCGCTTTGCGGACATCATCACCAGACAGCAGAACACAATGAGCGTGACGCTAACGGCAAGTTCATTACTTGTTGGGGTGTTGGTTGCTTATCTGAATTATCTCCCGACTACAATCCTTATTCGAAGTATAATCACGGATTTGCAATTGTTGAGAAAGGCATCAATGGAAGTTACAGCGTAAAGAACCACCGCATACACGAAGGAAAAATACTATGAATAGAAATATACTCGCAGCAATACTTTTGTTTATCGGAACATCGATTCTTTGGTTGGTGATTTGTTGGAATATATGGGGTTGTACGGGTAAAAAAAGCGTACAAGAAAGCGTACAGGAACAAGATAGCGTTATCAATTACAACGCAGGTGAATACCAGATGCTGCTCGAAGAAACAATTGAACTAAAAGAACAACTTGCTTACTATGAAAACGCTCAATCTTCAGCCAAAACCGCCTATAAAAGAAATCGTTCTTCTATTGTTGTTCGAGATACTATTTATAGGGTTGATGTTATCCGTTTAGTCAACTCATGCGACAGCGTTATTGCTTCCGATTCGCTCGTTATTGACAATCTGAAGGAACAATTAAACATCGAAGAAAGAAAGATTGACAACTTGCAAGAAGTGGTCGTTGCTTATGAACAGAAGGAAGACGTATTGACCGAACAAATTAACACTCTAAACGTTGAAAAGAAAAAGTTAGAAAAACAAAAAAAGCGCAGAAACCACGCTTTGATTGTAACAACTTCAGTAGCTGTTCTTTCTACTTTTGTTCTGTCAATTTTACTTTAGATTCGTCAACGAAGAATTTCATTGAGAACTGGATAGCTTCGCTCAAGAATATGTTGCGACTGTTCTCTCCACGCTTTTCGTCAATCTCGTTCCACAGGTCTTTGTGTAAGTACACGCAGATACCTTTCTTAGTTTTGCTCTGCGCCATCTGTTCCATTTTTAGACATCATACTTCCAATCATTAACGCTAAGTAGATTTTCTCCTTTGCGTTTAAGTCTTTCCGTTGTGAAAGTTCCAAAAGGATATCTCCAAGAATCTTTCCCTGTTGGAAATAGGTTGCTATTGAATTAACGATTTCTCGTTCGCGCTCGTATGTCATTTTGAGCGTTTCGTAAAGTGGTGTTTGTTTCATATTATTTTTTTTCTATTTGTTGTTTTACATTATGAAGAAATTCAATTATTTCTTCGTGTTCTTGCATATGATTAATCATTGCATCCATTTCAATTTGACACGCGTGTTTTATTACTTTTATAGGACTATTTGGATTCCAAGTTCTGCTTCTTGTGAAAATTTCATCAGCATATTGTTTTACAAATTGCTCCATTGTTGTTATGCCTTTTAAGGCTTCTTCAATTGCTTCTTCTCCGAAGGCTTCTCTTATTTTCATTATGCTAAATTATTAAATTGTTTTTATCCGACAACATATTGTCCATAACTTGGGTTGAGTTCGAAATACATTCTCATCATGATTGCGTCGGCAACGTCGGGAGAAATACCTTCGCGGTTCTTGATAACGTCTTTGGGTGTTACCATTAACTTTCCGTCTACGTCAGCGCGGTGTCGCTTAATCATTTCCAGCTCACGAACGATTTGTTCTTTGCGTGTACTTGACAAGATAGTCAACTTGTTTTCTTCAACGTATTGCGCCAACTTATAGTAACATTCGCTTTTGAGATTTTGGTATTGCGGGTGCTTTGGTTTTGATCCGTTGACAAACCCACGACACTTAAGAAAATCAACCACTCCACCGCCAACTCCGTCCTCATCGCAGACGACATCTTGTAACAAAATGTTATGTGTATTTGTTACGACGCGTATGCGGTTTACTACTTCATCCAACGCTGCACGATTCAACTCAATTATGTCAATAATAGTAAGTCCTTCCCAAACGCAGATAATCGTTCTATCCTTACCAAAACGCGCTATGTCGGCTGTTATGTACTTCTTACCTTCATTGATTACTTCGTTCCTAAACATTCGAAGAAGATTCTCCGTTTGAAAGAGTTTGTCGCTGTCGTCGTCGAACTCCCAGTTCCCTTCAAGAAGTCTTTTTCGGTCGTATTCTGGAAGTCGTCTAAGAGATTCGATGTAAGCAACCGGTAAGAATGGATTGTCCTGCGGTAACGCTTGCACGAAAGCACGGTGTGAAGGTAATTCGTTGCGGTTGTTCTTCATGTAAAACTCATTGTAAAGCCAACCCTTCGCAGGATTGCACGACAAGAAACCTTTGGGAATAAGACCGAACTCGTTTAGTTTATAACGGCATCTGGAGTGAACGATGCTGACCGCTTTTTCTGTTACTTCGGAACACTCGTCAATGAAGTAGTCTGTTATTTCTAACGAACCAAGACTATTGAAGTTAACGTCCGAAGGGTAGGCGAATAAGTCTTTCAAAACTATTTCGCTTCCGTTAAAAAACTTAATCACGTTGGATTGTCCGTTGAAGGTGTAATGTTTATTCGCTATCAATCCAAACTCCTCAGCCGTTTCAAAGAACGTGTTTAAGGTCGTCTTTTTTAGCGTGTCTAATTTGCTACGTCCAATAAGAGAACGCGTCCCTGCGTACTTCAAACGTCGTTGAATCTGCCACATACAACCGAACTTAGTCTTTCCACCACCTGCCGCGCCACCGTATAACAACTGTTCAACTTGTGAATCGGTATTCAAATAGTTCAACGCTTCAATCTGACGCGGCAGATATGTTGGTTTATAAGGTATCATTCAATTTAATCATTGCATAAGACATTGGAAATTGGTGATGTATCAATCCATTTGTTCTACATTCCCAATAACCGTCAGCCAAATATAATTTTTCACAGTGAATAATATATTTTGACGCTGTAACAGGATGAATGAATTTATATGTTTTCATTTTTTTATAAGGATTAGGTGGTAGTGGTGTTTGTGGCATTTTAAAATAAACTTAATTGAGGTTCATTAACTATTTCTTTCTTAGGTTCAACAACTTCACCAATTGCCATTAACACTCCGTCAAAACGTCCATTGAAGTTTCCTAATTGAAGTGCTTTTGTCAATTCGAACTTTGCCAGTTCACTTGCTTCTTTTGCAGTTGTACAAACGTCTTCTTCATACCAACCAATGGGAGTGGAAATGGTCACGTTTGATCCGTGTATAGTCCATGAATGTTTCCAACCAAACTTATTTTTAGCGACATGATAAGAAGCAAAAATTCCGTCGGCTTTGTAATACATTCCGTCTGGATTCTCACAATGTCCTTCGTCGTTCCAGTTGTACTTTCTCATTGCTTTGACAAGTATAATTTATAAAGCTCACGCATACCTTCAAATGCAATTGATTCTTTGAGTAGTTGACGTTTGCGGTCACTCATTCTTTCGACCATTGGTTTATTCAAGTTTTGCTCGAAGTAAATAGTCTTGCGCGCCTTTGCTTTACAAAGTTTGTATTCTTCGTCCGTGAAGGTGTCAGGTGTAATATACTTGGCTTCTTCCAACCAACGCATAAGCGACACCGCACGAATCTCGATTACTGTGTACTTCCCCTTCTTATAATTGTGTAAGTCTTCCGCTAACATTCTTCTCCAACTGTCGTCGTTTACCGCCATTTCTTTTTCTTTTAGTTGTTTTGATTCTTGTTCTTTTGATTCCGCGATTTCGCGTTGTATTTGTAGATTCGCTTTGTCGCGGTGTGGTTTGTAGTGCGTCAACACGTCACCAATAAACGACACGCTCAACGCTCCGAAGTGTTCGCATTTCTTTGACAGTTCATTTGCTGCGTTCAATTCAAAAGCAAGGTTGAAGTGTTCGAACGTAACCCAACGAAAGTGTTTACCAATGAACTCGTGTAACATTTGCAACAGTTGAGCTTCAGGAAGCGCGATGCCGTACATGGCGCACACTTTCGAACATAACTTAACGAACGCAGGTAGGTCGTAGTCGGCAACGAACGCGCTTTCGCGCTCTGCACGATCAACCCTTTGTGTAGTTGTGAGCGTCGTTGTAGATGCGCTGCGCAGCATCGGAGTCGAATTTTCCATTTTTGATTTTAGTTTGTTGGTTTGTAGTTACAAAGGTAGATAAGTCCCACTTACGAACGGCAGCCTTCCAATCTTTCATTTGATTGCGTCCGACCTTCCAACCATTCGCTTCGTAATGTGCGTGGAATTTCTCGGTAAATGCAAGCGCGTCTTTGTCGCTTAGTTTTTCGCAAGCGTAGTCGTAGATTTCAACAACCGTTGGTTTCTTAAATGGCGACTTCTTTTCTTTTGCTATTAGCGTTGGTGCGGTTGGAACGGACAAGCCAATTAACAAGTCGTTTATCTTTTGTTCCTGTTCCTTCATTTGCGCTTCGAGAATCTCGATTCTCTTTTTAAGTTGTAGTATTAACATCATTTTATTTTTATTTTAGTCCCACCCTTCGCCTTTTGCGTCGTCGTCTGCGTCGTCCCATTCCTGACAATCGAAGCATACTTTTATTTCTCCGTCTTCGTCAACGTGTTCATAAGCGGTGTCCCAGTCTTCAAGTTGTTGGTCGCGCAATACTTCGTCAACGCGTTCTCCAAGTTCTTTGCTTTCGCAATTCGGACAAAAGATTAATTCTGATTTCATTTCTTTAGTTGTTTTTTGAGTTTAAGTTCTTTTTGATGTTCTAAGTGCTCGACAAATTTAGTATAAAACTTCATAGGTTTAGCATAACCCATATCATTTAATATGTAACAGATGCGCTCAACGTTGGCTGCGTAGTTCCTGTCGCACTCAATCTGCCAGCTTACTTGCTTCACTCCGTGCATAACCGTAGCGTGATCCTTGCCGTAGTGTTTGCCTATTGATTCATAACTTTGCAGGTAGCAAGGACGGATAAGAAAGAATATCACTTGTCGTGCCGTTACAATCTCACGTCGTCTTGTTGGTGTGTACAATTGCTGTGAAGGTATTCCAAGCACGCTGCACGTTATGTCTTCGAGTGCGCTCCAAAACATTTCGCGTTCGTTCTCCAGTTCTTGCTGAATCTTAATTTGCTCCGTCGTCAATCTTTCGTAGCGTGGTGTCAGCATCAACCACAATGTTTCAAAACGTTCCATATACCTGAATGGTATCATATCAATTAACTCTTGTCTTATTTGCTCGTTAGTCATTTTCTTCGTTGATTAAAATTGTAGGTGTAAAGGTGCTGAATACTTCTTCGCGTGAAAGACCGGTATGTAAGCAAATGTTGTTGAAGTCTTTTATTCTCATTCGCTCTGGATGTGTGACGTAAAGTCGTGCCGTTGGATCACTGATGCGAAGAACGTTCTTGAAGTTCTGCATCGTCTTGAAGTTAATCTTGACAAGGCGACCGAACGGAGTTTTATAGATTGCTTTATTCATTTCTTCAATAGTGGTTTAATCAACTGCTCTTTCTTCTTATTGTCGTCGTGGTTTGTTCCGCGTAGTTCTGGATTGTGTTGCTTCACCAATCGTGCGATGCGTGTGATGTTATCTGCGGTAACATACTTCCCACTTTCGTACATTGCAAAGAAGTTACTTGTGATGTCTTTGCGTTCTGCAAATTGGTCTTGCCATATCTTCACGCATAACGCTTTATTGTCGTTGCGATATTTCTTCGCTTGTTTTAATAGTTTTTCAACTTTCTTTTCAAGTGTTACTAATTTTTTCATTGTGTTTTGATTGTATGGTTTATTATTCATTAAGTGTCATAAAAGGGCATTATGTCTGAGATAACACCCTTTTATAACAACTTATTCATTTAAAAAGGCATATCGTCTGTGTCGTCCGTTGACTGAACTAAACCGCTTTGTTCCAACATTGCCTTCGCATTGTTCATTTGATCCGCAGCTTTGTCAAGTCGTTGACTAAATTCAGCAGACGAACTTACTTTGTTTTGCAACCACTCTGGAAGCATCTTAAATCGTAAGTCGAAGTCTTGCGAATCGTAGTCCAATAAGAACGCGCTGTTCACCTGTGGTGGGCAAGTCATTCCTTTTGCAAGTGGCGACGCTCCTTTAAGGTCTGCATAAGTGCGTCCTGTGTTCGCGGTGCGGTGCATTACGGACACCATTGCTTCTTTGCCTAACAAAGTACCGATGTCGAATTTAGACGCTTCAGAATCGGACATTGCCTTGCCTAACCACGATTGAACGAAGGCGCGTAACCCACTTTTTTCGTGCATAGACAAAGTAAAGTCGCGTCCAATTGAGAACGGTTGTTCACCTTTGCCGAAGTCAGCAAGTTCAAGTGGTAATTCAAATACCAGACGAACTTTGTTAACTAATTTTTCTTCACCTTGATAGGTGTCGGGAACAGTTCCTATGTGAATGATTTGGTAGCAGCGCGCTACGTGTGTTCCAGCAGGTACTGTTTGTCCTCCGCTGTTGTTTGATTGTTGGGCAATGATGCTCATGTTGTTTATTTGGTTTTGATTTATATAATTTTCAAACTTGTTTGCGAGCTTTGTTTCTTCGTTCTGCCAGAACCATTCGTTCTCAGACATTTGTTCTTCCTCGCTTTGTCTTTTGTAGTAACCCATTGTTATACTTTGTCGTCAAACATTTCAATGTCGAAGTGGAATGAGATACCGTCCTTTTCAAGTCGTACAAATTCCAAGTCGAAGTTTGGTTCGTCCGCTCTCCAGAAGCGACCACGCAAATGAATGGTGTACATATTGTCTTGATCGTCAATAAAGACAAGATGTTGATTTTCGTCAACTTCAAACCAACCTGTTTCTTCTTCGTGGTAGTTTAATGCGATTGCTTTGATTCTTTCGTTGAGCGTGTTCATATCGTCTTTCGTAAAGCAATAAGAAACGCGAGGGCAATAAAATGATTTCATAGTTATTTTGATTTTAGTGGTTACAAATATATTCAATTAATTCATCGTTCCAACGCGCTTCTGAAAGTTTTTGACATTTTTCAATGTTGTCTGCGACCTCGTTGTGTGTTAGGTTGTAAGCGTTAGCCGACGAATAAACACAAACAAAGTTAGATTTCTTTTGGTGGTGTTGGTAGTTCTTTGAAAGTCGCTGAATCAAGTTTGTTGAATACTCGTTCAAGTTGTTCAATTCGCGCTTGATAATAATCATTCCAATCCAGTGTTCCAATTCTCTTATCGCCCCAATAATTTTGTGCGATAACGATTGCATCTTTGATTTCTTGAATGTCTTCTTCGAATAAGAAAGGTGTTGCGTAATAGTGTTTTTCATTGTTCATGTTGTTTGTTGGTTTTAGATTTCTTTTGATAAGATTGTTTCTTCGCGTGGAATGGCTGTCTTGATGCGGTCGTAAGCGCGCACCGCTTCGTCGTAGTCGTTGTAGCTCATGTGAAACTCTCCGTTGACTACAATCTTGTAGTACATATCTGTCAACGTCGTCTTTTGAATTAGTTCTACTTTCATTTTGATATTGTGTTATTTGGTTGTTGTTCTAATTGTCTTGTTGATTCGTCAATCGTTCCTGCGATTAACATTCCTGCGAATAGTATCGCGATGTAGAGTAGTGTTTTTTTCATTTTGTTTTATTATTAGATTAATTGAAAATAAGTTCTTGCTAAGTAATCTGAGTATTCATTAATGTAAGCAAGAATTTTTTTATCTGATTTTGATTTTTGCATTTGTAAACATTTAACATCTGTTGTTGTATTCCAAATGTGTGATAAAATACCATCTACATTATTCATTCTATTTGAATTTGGAAATGTAAAATCTTCAAATCTAACTTTCTTAACCCAAACTTCTGCTTTATATCCGAAACGTGAAGTTTCAAAGTTTCTTACTACTTTAACTGATTCGATTTTGATTGCGTTTAGTGTTTTCATTTTGTTTATCTTTGGTGTTGTTGTTAATTGTTTGACAAATATATGCTAAACTTTTGAGATAGCAAGAAAAAAATGAAAATAAATTGAAAATAATTTATAACTTATTGAAAATGAACATTACTACATACAAAAAAACTTACAAAAAAAGTGTTGTGAAGCGTAAAGCAACACCCGAAAGCGAATCGAACCAACAAGAAATTGTAATAAAGTATTTACGTTTAGCATATCCTGACGCGCTTTACTGCGCTTCAGCAGGTGGAATGAGAACAAGTTACTTGCAAGCGGTAAAAATGAAGCGTACCGGTTACGTCAAAGGATTCCCCGACCTATTCATCTACGAACCACGCGGTGCGTTTCATGGTCTTGCCATTGAGATGAAGAAGGAAAAGGGAAGTGTTGCATCGCCAGAGCAGAAGCGTTGGCAGGAACAATTAAGAAACAGGGGATATGCTTCGTATATTTGTAAAGGTAGCGAAGATGCAATCAAAGTAATAGATGAATACTTTAACAGTTGA